TACTTATAGAGCGAGCTCAGGTCCAGGTCCTTGGGGCGGGCAGGGTCATCTCGTTTGGTGATACGGTCGAAGTCTTCTTCATAGCGCTCGTTGAGGTAGGTAGTGCCGACTTCGTTGAGGGTGCGGTCCATCTTGCCGAAGCCGTCGGTGATTTGCTTCTCCAGGTTGGCGATGCGCTCCATGGCGGCCTTTTGTTCCTTGGAGAGACGAGCATAGACGGGGTCGGCGTTCAGAACGTCTTCCAACTCGTCCTTCACCGGGTGGTTGGCAGGGAGGCTGGACAGCTGGGCCTTCTGACGTTCGAGGTCAACGTACATCTGGGCCACACTGTTGCTGGCGGCTTCGACCTTCTTGCGCTCAACCTCCAGCTCCTTGCGGCCTTTGGTGAGCTCGGCTGTGACGGAGCCTTGGGTGGCGGCGTCGTACTCACGCATGTCCCCAAGGGTCATGACCGCACCACCTGGGAGGGTGATCTCGATCTCGTCGGGATAGTTCTTGGTGTCCTTCAGGATCAGGGCCGGATCGAATTTGTTCTTCTTGTCAGCCATGGTTGTCTCCTACTGCCCCATTGGGGGCATCATGTTAGCGGATGAGGGCATTGCCGGACCACCTGCCGCACCAGCACCTTCTCCCATATCGGGCTGCATGGCAGCGATACCACCACCGATGGGGTTGTTCTGGACGGCGTTCTGGGTCTGGGAGGCCTTGTCGATTTCCTCCAGGACCTTGTCGATGCTGCTGAACAGGCTAGAGAGGTGCTTGGTTACACTGGGAATGCGGAAGGCAAGCTGGGGGATCAGGGTGGCGACTGTTTGCTTCATTTGCATCATCGCCCGCTTCACGGCTTTGGGATCGGCTCCACCAAGCTCAGCCATGCGGCTGGCCAGGAGCTCAGAGACCATCTTTGGGTCCTGTGCGCTGCCGCCAGTGATTCCACCTTGCTGCATGGGGGAGGCACCCTTGTTGGCGAGAGAGTCGATGATCGATCGGGCCATCCCACCAGCCATCGGATTGGGAGCGGAGCCCATTTACTTACTGTTTCCTTTGATCGAACCTGCCTTGCCACCACCAGGGATCAGGTCGAGCGGATCGTTGGGGGTGAACAGGGGAATGTTGAACACGTCCGGGCCTACGTCTTTGCCGGGCTTCGGCGCGGTCAATGGGGTCTTGAAGTCGGGATCGAATGTCTTGTTACCTTTTGCCATGGTAATTCTCCTCAGTAAGGTGGGCCCCAGCTCGACAGAGACCAGGGCCCGAACTAACTACTTGCGCTTGCCGCCGCGCTTGTGCTTACGACGACCCTTCAACTCAAATTCATTAGTGAACATGGCTACCTCCCTCTCGGCCCGTCGACCGTAATTTTCCATAGCCTGGGAACGACGGACTCCAGCTGCAACCAGGCTAGTTGACCTTAGAGTGATTCACAGGCCCATACTGCTCCAGAAGCGCTTGGCCCTGGCTCAGTAAGAAGTCGTTGAGGTGGCCACTATGGTCGAACTTTCTCCAGTCGGATTCATGGACCCAGAAAGGCTCAACCAGTTTGCCGTCGATAGCCATGGCGACAAAGCGGAACTCACCTTCCTTGATTCCGAAGCCCATCGTGGAGAGGAATTCAACTCGTGGAACGCTCAACTGAAGTGAACCTCACTGACTGTGAGGGTGAGGCCTACCCCCTGGTGCTGTCAATGGGTGTCTGAGCGACATGCAGGCTAGGGGGTGGGAATTCCACGTACCCACCACCGCCCGTTGGGGGAGCGGTAGGTAGGTACGCTGAAGTCATGGAAGGTCCCGTCACGGCACCAACGGCTGACTGTTGAATAGGGGCGGTGGATGCGGAGCGCATATTCAGCGGCTGTCAGCCACTCGAAGGGCTCCAGCATCCAAGGCTCTGTCACAGTGTTCTGAGCTCTAGTGTTTCTTGACACGGGCCAGGGCCTCCAGTTGGCGTTCGGCGTCAAGCTTGTCTGCGATCTCATCGGCACCGGGGACGTTCATCCAGTCGAGGGCGGTGCGATCGTCAATCATGTGCTTGTCCTTGAGGGCCATGGCTAGCTTATTGAGGGCCATTGCGCTTATAGGACGGATACTGCCGGGGTCCAGATAGAGACGCCACTCGTCGGCTGATTCAACACGTTCCCAGGGGACGAGCTCGAAGTCCTGTTGGAAGTCGGCAAAGTGGATATCGTGGTAGTAGGCAGCCATCATGTAGAAGACTTGCTCGGCTACCTTATAGACGGACTCTGCCATTAGTTTGGCCCGGAGGCGGGTCAGGGACTGGGCATGGAAGACGGCTTCGCTATAGAGGTCGACACTGACGTTACCCTGGCCCTGCTTGCCCTGACGTGAGTCGGGGAAGCCCTGAAGCTCTTTCTGGAGCTGGAGCAGGAGCTTCGGGTACTCAATGAACTGGGGTGGGAAGGGCCTAGGCAATTTGAGCTCGGGGTAGCGAGCGTTGGCGGCGATCACGCGGACTTCAGCAGGGATGCCTCCAAAGTCCTCGGCTGTAAGGCCTGTGGCTTCGTCAATAAACCATACGCCGTTGTTAAGGCGGACTGCATTCTCAAAGGCCTGGACCAACATCCTCTGTGACGTTTCTTGCAGGTTACGGCTGATACGCACAGGCGGTGGGGCATAGTAGTTGTTCAGGGGTGGAAGGCCACAGATACGGGTGATCGGGAATGAGCCACGAGGGTAGGGACTGTCACCGTCGTATAGGATGACACCGTCACAGTCAACCACCATGCGACCGTTGGGGTACTTCTTCTCGAATTTGGTGGGGAGGACCTTATCCAGAATCTTGGATTCGTCAGAGCCTCCCTTCTCCCGGACAACATCTTGGACTGTGGGGTCCTTGATCAACAGGACCCGGACCTGAACTCGACCATCACCTATGCCTAACTTCTCATCAGGCATTCCACCTACGGTTGACATTGGGCCGGGGGGCATGATCATGGTGGGGGTCATGGTGGTGGTGGAACCTGCGTCTTTGATGGCTGAGGGAGGGGCGGCATGGACGTAGCGACCACGTTCAGGGAATAGGTTCTTGACCTGGTCGGGGTACATGCGGTCGGTCCAGATCAGGTAGTAGCGACCGTCGTCATCAATGGCAGCGGGGTCGGTGTAAACGGTTTCGGGGTCTCGGGACATGATCCAGACCCGGCCTCGTCCCTGGTTGGCGAAGCGGTCAAAGCCATTGTGGATGTAGCCGTTACCTGCCAGGAGGGACCAGATACTGGCGTACATGATCTGGATGTTGAAGAAGCCCTCTCGCCAGTTGGCCTGGAAGACCTTCTCACGTTGTTTGTCACGCTGGGGTTTCTTGCCTTGGGGGTCATGGACAATATAGATTTTGGGGTCGGCGTCGGCCAGGTCGCTGGCCTCGGTACAGGCAAACATTTGGAGCTGGGGAATTTCAATGCGGGGCCGGAACGAGGGGGTGCGGCTGGTCTGGTTCAGACTCATGTTGTAGAAATTGCGGGACTCGTTGAAGAAGTCATCACCCAGGAACGTCCTACGATAATCTGCGGAGAGCTGCTGGAGCTGGTCGATCTGACGGATCAGGTAGTTAGCTCCATGATCGGGGGCGGACTTCTTGGTGTTGCGGCGGATGACTGGCACTAGTTGACCACCTCACTGTTGGGCTCCTGGGCATCGTCACCAGTCAGGAAGCGCCGGACTTCCTCCAAGGGTGAGCGGCCCTGTTCACCAGCATTGCCCTTTAGGTATTCTTCAATATTCATGCAGAGAGCCACGAAGTCCTTGAGGCCTATGACGTAAGGGACCAGAACGTCAGCGTACTTGGTCAGGTCGGCAAGGAGCTGGCGATAGGCTCCCGATCGGTTGATCTCACGCTTGGCATAGAAGTTATGCCAGATGTTTTGCATGGCCATCCGATTCGAGAGCTTCTCGTCAGCAGTGAGAACTACTGCTGGCTCGTTCGCGCTGTCTTGCGAAACTGGACTGCTCCCGTCAGGGGGGTCGTGCCTGAGCGTAGGCCCTCGGCCTTCTCCACCAGGTCCTTGCGAATCTGGGTTGCCTGAATCAGGTCGTCCTCGCGATCGGCTAGCTGGGAGTCGGTCATGATCCCGGAGCGGGAAGCCTGCGAAGCTGGGGTCTCGTTTCTCCATGTGCCTCTATCCTGAATGGCGTACGTTAGAGTCTGGATGGGTGAGTAGCGGAGGACAATTTTCTCACCTTCAATGGCTAAGACTACGGCTTGGCCGGGGTCGATGTCCAGAACTGTTTCGATGTCGAGCTCAACTTTGCCACCTGGCTCTCGGCCGACGACGGCGGCCAGCAGCGACAGGAGCTGGCGTTCGGGTGATCGGGTGGGCCAGGTGTTTTGGAACTCTTCCAGGGGGGTCAACTTAGGCATTAGATTCCTTCCAGTCGGGATTCGGGGTTGGGCTTACCATGCAATTTGGTGGTGGCGACGATGCGGGCGTGGTGCTTGGAGATGGCTTCTTCTACGTCGTCTCGCCACATGCGGGGAAGTTCGTTGAGGTCGGTGTCGGCCATGGGGGACTTGCCTCCCAGACGGCGGGGTGGAGCCCATTGCTCCAGGCAAATCCAGCCAATGAGGGCACTGATCAGGATGTCGTCGTGGCCGCGTTTGATCTGCCAGCGGAAGTCGTCGGAGCGTTCACAAGCTTCCATCTGGCTAACCAGGGCCTCGTCCCGGATCACAACACGACGAGCGCGAAGGGCGTCACGGAAGGCGTCCATCATCAGGGGGCGGGTGCGCATAGTGGTTTCCCAACCAATGGCGGTGGGGGCCTTGGTGGGACGGATTTTGTCGTCCCGGTTGCGCCAGCGGTAAAGGTTGGCATAGTGGTAGCGATCGCGCATGACGACCTGGGCCCAGAGGCCTAGGTTTCCTGTGAGCTCAATACTAACCATAGCTTTGTTATACCAGCGGCCAAGTCGGTCACACCAGTCGGCAAGGTGCTCCGGGTTAATGCGAAGGGCCAGCCGGGCGCACTGATTACCTGTAGTTCCATCCCAGACAACGATGGAGGCAAAGTCCCCGAGCTCATCAGGATCGACGCTTTCTCCCTGCTCACGAATACCACGGGCTGCATCAGCTCCAATGTAATACCAGTGACCCCAAATGGGTTGCTCCCAGACATGAAGTTCTCCTCCCCCTTGGATAGGGGTCATGTATTCGCCTGAGTCGGAGCGGCGAAGTTGGCCCACAAAGAGGGGGTCCTTGATGGTGGAGCGAGCATAGGCCAGCTCGTCAGGCTCGAAGACTGGGTCGCCTGTAGAGATGAAGGCTTCGTCAGCGGTTGAGGGGTACTCCTGGTGGAACAAGTTCAGGTAGCCTTTACATTCGGTTTCGATCGTTAACCTGCGCCAGGCCATCTGGGACTTGGTGCAGCCAAACTCACGCATCAGGACTCGTTCTTCGTCGTCGGCTGGGGCATCTTCGGCACTGGCTGGGTTGGCGGTACAGGTGGGGTCGTCCATCCAGGGGATGAAGATGGGGATGAACTCGTTGCGACCTTCTACAGCCCCACACCAATAATCGTAAAAGTGTTCGCCGGGGCCCACCCGGCCGTTAGCTGTGGATTCGATGATAACCACGGTTGACTTGTCTCTAGGCACCATTGGAAGTAGGGACCCAAATGACTCCACTCCTGGGTAGAAGGCTGCCTCAGATAGGTGTAAGAAGCTGAATCCAAGCCCACGCCCTGACTCAACTGATCCTGCCGTTGCGATCTCAAGGGTTGACTCTCCTTCCTTGTGGGGAATGGTGATGAGGTGTTTGTTGGGGGTGGGCATGGAGAACATTTCCTGGAGGCTATCGGAGCCCCCCAGGTGGCGGGTTACTAGGTTGGTGGGGACTTCGAACAGGCCCTTTGACGACTTGAAGAGGTGAGCGACGATCAGGGCCTTGGCACCGTCACGGCTGAGGCCTTGGCAGAGAGCTAGGCCTTCAGTGTAGCTAGAGATGCCAACACGGCGGGCCTTGAGCACAATGGCTCGCATCAGCTTGCCCTTGTCCTGGAGTTGACCCAGGCGTTGGTTGATGACCTTCTGGTTGGGGTTCAGGTGGAAGGGGACCAGACGGCGGGTGAACCGGTCACGGATGGGCAACTTGGATAGGAAACTTTCGACCTTGGCCATCTGTAGCGACATAAGCTCCCTTACTTGGCAAGGCTGAGGATACCACTTTGCTTCTGGTTACGGCGGACGACGCACTCAGCTGAGCAGTAGAAGATGTTGTCCCATAGGCCTGTGGAGTCGGTACGGACAGGGACGATCTGGGCAGGTAGGCCTTTGATGACGGTGCCACAGACGGCGCAGACCTGTTCGGGGCGTTCCTTGCCGATACGTTCCTGGATGATGCGGGCACCGAGTTCGGCGTCGGCACGCATTTCGGCCAGGGCTGCCTTGGCTTCATCGAGGGGCATGGTCTCCCAGTCGGCCTTGGCGTCAGCCTGTTTGGACCAACGGGCTTTGGCGGCTAGTTGGCGTTGCTGACGGAGGTTCTTTCGTTCAGCGGCGAAAGAGGGGATGGGCGTTAGCTCAGACACTAGGTCTCCTTTGGGAATGAATAGGTGGGGCGGGAGTCAAGGTGGCGTTGGATTTGGGCCCGTTGCTCCCGACGTTTAAGTTCGGCCTCCAGACGGCTGGCTCCTTGGAGGGTGGGCTTGCTGATGATGCGGGTTGTTACACAGTAGGGACAGCGAAAGGCCCAGTGGTGTTGGTTCTCACCTACCAGCTTCTGCTCACGCTGGCAGTTGGGGCAGTGGGGCATATCCTTGCTAGTACCTAAATTAGACATGATTAAGTCCATGGCCACTGTAGTGTCCCTGACGGATCAGGCGTAGGACGTTACACTTAACCAGGAACTGGTGACGCATTGCCCATAGCTGTTTCTCAGGGGTGGAGATGTCGTAGTGAAGTTTGAGGGGCCGCTTGGCATAGCCCAGTGCCCAGTCGACCAGAGCTTGCTTGCGGCGGCGCACGTTTGCCCTCTGCCAGTTGGTGCGGGGACTCTTACGCCAGCGACAGCTACTACAGATACGACCTTTGCAAACTCGGATGAGGTTCTTACAGCCAGGAGTTGCACAGGGCTTCAAGGGACGCCGTTGGTTGTACTCACGAGCCCACTTGTTAAAACAGAGCTGGCAGGGTTTGATCATGGAGGTTGAGTTCTGGTTCATACGAGCAAACTCCCATATGAACTTCCAGCTGCCACACTTGGAACACCAATCCCTAGGCATCCCATCAGGCCAGACAGGCTCAACTCTGGGACGTTGATATTTCTTGGAACCTGGCTTGGCCTTGATGCCCACTACCGCCTCCGACTCGTTCGGGGTGGGGTGGAGGTGACCTGGACTCCGTCAGCGAAGCGGGCACCGGGCAAGTTGCTGGAACGGTTGCCGAAGGATTCAAAGACCTGGGCGGTTCCACTTCCCTTGCACACAGGACACAGGCCTGCTTCCTGGTTGGGGGCTAAGGTGGCAATTCGACCTGAGCCTCCACAACGACCACAAGTGTCACCAAAGGTCTGGATGGAGGTGGCGGGCTTTATTCGGATGACGTTGGGCATCTTGGTCTCCTAACCACCAAAAAACGTGCTCAGTGCCCAGCAGAACAAGCCACCAGCTATTAGCTTTTGTCGATACCACGGCTCATTGGGAGCTGCTCCCCAAGGGCCAGCAAAGGCTGCAAACGCGAATAGTAATGTAGCAGCGACCATTAGGAAGATTCTCACTGGTGCTGATATGTGTTCAGTCATTTTGTTTCTCCTTAGTCGTAGCCTATAGTGATTTGCGCTGCACCCGCTGTGGCTGCAATGGTGATACCGTTAGAGGCGTTCATCTCAAAGACTAGCATTGCCCCCTTGGCGGTAGCTGCTGGAACGATACCTATAATGTTGCCACTGGCGGCACTGGCGTTGTCATAGATTAAGATATCGTTGCCACCATTTACGGTGGTGAGGAGGACACGATGGAGGTAGCCGGGGGCACCCTTTACAACGGTCAGGGCTGTAGGAATAACCATCAGGCTGGTGGTTCCTCCAATGCAGACAGGGTTATTGGCGGGCATCACTACCTCCTTCAGGCTTCAAGCCAGGGTTCATGCGATAGAGAGCCTTGGCGGCACGGGCCTTGGCGCAGTTGAGCTTGGCGGATTCCTTCTTTTGGTCGGAGCGGGCCTGGCCCCCTTTGCGGCCGGCCTTAGCAAGGTGCTCTTGAACTGGATCACGGCTCATAGGGATTGGACCTTGGCCCTCACGTTGGCCACCTTTGGCTGATCAGGAACTTGGGTCATCTTCCCTTGGATGGCTTCAAGGGGGAGATCAACGGCCATCTCAGGATCACGAGTGGCATAAATAAAGGTGTCGATGTTGCCGTAGCCTTGGACCACACGGACTCGGGTGACCAGGTACTCGACGGGGACTTCCCACTCGGTGGTGGGTTGGAGTTCGTTGGGGGCCGATCGACCAACCTCGGTTTGGGCTGGGAGGTCAGGGTCGGAGGTGTCGATGAGGTACAGGCGGTTTGTTTGCATAAGCCTTCCATCAAAATGGAGCAGGGCCGCTGGCTTTCACCAGAGCACAATCCCCGGCGCTCAACACAGCCCGACAGTATGTGCCGACGCACCCCGCAAAATTGGAGGGGCTTCCCACCCCCTCGACAGGCTTTGTGGGAAGCCTGCTAGAACCCCCAGCTAGCTAGTGACTGGGACCTCTTACTTCTTGGCAACTGGCGAACCGGGTCCACCAGGCTGCCCAAAGGTGAAGGTGAGCGCGGTTGGATTTCCCCCACCACTCGACACAATGATCTGGTCGGCTGGGGAGGTCAACCCGAACGCCACATCACTCACCACCACGTTGGCTGTTCCTGGGGCAAGAGCCGTGAAGGTTGCAACGCCGGTCTGGGGGTCGACAACAAACGATACGGCAACCAGGTTGTCGAGGTTCCATACAAGGTTACCGGGGACGATAGCTACGCTCTGTCCCTGGGCGTTGGTTTCAGCCGGGGTGGCCTGAACAGTTTGTCCGATACTCATTGTTACTGGCATGGAGGTTCCTCTTTGAGTTCTGCCCGTCGTTTCACCTCAGTAGCTATGTCCAAGAAAACTTGGGGCCAATTGGGTGAGCCCGCTCGGGGTGGGGTAGGTGTTGGTGGTCCAAAGGAAAAGGATATGTTGGCGGGGCGGCAAGGACAACGGCTGTGACAAATGGCCTTACACAGACAGTCCAAGAAGCAGCTTATTAGTTCTTCTAACGGGTGATCTCGGTGTTTGATGGCTCACCTCAAAGAATGGGGGCCCTCCATTGAGGATAGTTGAGAAGGCCCCCGATTGCGCCACTTCGTCTGAGGATGGTTATAAGCTGATTGCTGAAGCCCTGTCAAGCACTATATTCAGGGAGTCTTGGAGAGGTCAGGCTGGGGCAGAACTTCCACCCTATTCTATAGGCCCTTGCGCCTGCTGGGCGCTTTCAGGGCTAGTAGAATAGTAGGCCCTAAGAATGGACTTGTCAAGTTAAATCTCTATAAGCTCCTACGTAGAATCAACAACTTACAAGTCAGCTTAACAATTCTTTACAAAACTATGCCCTAGGAATGATGCATTTTGACTAGTTACTACTTAGTTAAGGTCCTGTTAGGTGCCATCCTAGGTAGCTCACAAGTGGCGGAGTTGACCTATAAGGAGGGTCTGTAGGCTGCTTATAGAGGGCCATACCTGGGTCCTGTGTGAAAGCTAGAGTTTGACCATGAGTCGCGTACGCGTGAGGCTCGCGCGGGGGGCTCGGCTAATAGGTCATGACATTGACCATTGGGAGATGGAGCTGGATGCAATGGCTGACAGTCCTACGCTCAAGTAATCACACACACGGGCGCGCAGGCGCACGAACGCGCACACGAGCATGGCACTAGTAGTGCCACGTCCGACACTTTCGTGCTAGCCGTGTAATTCTTACGTGTAAAAATTGCACGATCAGCAAATATTACACTGTGGAAATTCTGTGGAAATCGTTTGTTTTCAATCACTTAGCGTTTGGCGAGCCGCTTGCACTTGCATCGGGCGTTCGGCACCGCACCACGAAGCGGCCAACCAACAGGAGGCACTACCGTGACAGTTGTTACCGAAAACAAGCCAAAGTTAACCTACGAACAGCTACTCTCTGCCTTGCAAGTTGCTGAAAAGAAAGCTCTTGAGGCTGAGTCCAAACACGCAGCGGGCCAAAACATGACCCTGAAAGTCTCTGCCAAGGGAGCACTCTCAGCCTATGGCCTCGGACGTTGGCCCGTGACGCTCTACTGGCAGCAATGGTTCAGGCTACTGACTATCACGTGTGCCCTGACTGAAGAGCAGTTCTGGGCTACGCCCATTGGCAAGTTTATTACCACGAACCAAACCGCTCTGAAGTCCAAGGGCGATGACGCTGCCGACGAGCCCGAGGCTGGCAAGTAGCTCACTGACATGGGGTTGGCTGCGGTCAGCCCCTTTCCCTTAACCCTCTAACCGTGATGGAGGATGACGATGACACGCAACAATTTCTCCCGCTCCGTGAGCCTTGACAAGCAGGTTCGCAGGGCTCAGGCTGACAAGCTGCTCAGGCTCCGTAACAAAGCCTTTCGCCAAGCCAAGACTGGCTTGCATGTTCAGGCGGTCAGGACGTTTGAGCGTTACCTGGGGCTATCACTGGCTCAGGTAGCCTCGCTCTCGGAAGGCGGTGAGCAGTGAACCGCCCAACTATTCCCCCTGCCAAGCCACGGTGCAGCGTGTATGCCATGATTGAGCACATGACCAGCAGCCACGCTCTCTCAATTACGTTGTTGGTGGCTGCACTTCACCAGCCCGTCAGATATGCCACTCATACCAAACGGGTCGAAGCCTTCAGGATGGCTCGGGCGGCTGCCAATCAGCTTGCCATCAGGAAGGGGGTACGGTCATGTTAGTAACTAGCCCAGTCCGTTCCTCTCAGCAGGTTCAGGCTCGCAGCCTGTGCCGCAAGTCCAACAACGTGACCTACAGCTCATGGCTGTCGGCCTGTGACAGGTTCCTTCGGAGTATGACTGAGGGTCAGATCATGGGTACCTACTGCCTGAACGTGAGTGATTTTCCTTGGGCCGAACACTTTGACCGTGATAAGCTCCCAAGCGATGCGGTCAACGCTTGCTTGAGCCCAATGCAGGGGGAGTGCTGACATGACCAGATCACACAAGTTTCTCGTGGCAATCACCCTACTGGCCTGTTTGATTGGGCTGGTAGGGTGTGATTACCCTCACGCTCATCCTGGCCCACAGGCGAGACATGACCTTCGGGACGTTCGAGATGGTGGTGGGCGATGACCGCCCAACGTCGTCACTACGCCAGGGCTGCCTTCCTGTTGGTTGTGCTATGGGTAGTGTTGTTCTGGCTCATAGCAGGGAAGGAGTTTGTGAGTCAATGAGCCAGCATAGCGAGATCGTGGTGGGGCAGAAGTATGTGTTTGCATGGCCTTATGGGCAGGATGACACGCCCTATGGCAGGCTGACTGGTCAGGTAGTGACGGTCACTAGTGAACATGGCCATGAGTATTGGAACGTCCAAGACTGTAAGGGGGAGGAGTGGTTAGCTCTTGCTAACGAGTTGACTCCTGTGCCTGATGAGCCAGTCACGATTATGTTCACTGAGCCTCAGGAGGCTGAGGAGCCCCTGATCAAGGTCTATCCAGACGTGAGTCCTTGGGGGCTGCCATGACCAGCACTAGGTTTAGGTCACGCTATCTTAGGGTGCAACGCAAGAAGGTTAAGCGGCAGCGTAAGGTCATAATGTTAGTGATATACATATTGCTGTTTCCCCTTACTGCAATGATCATTGACCAAGTGCATGAGGCTTGGGTCAACAGACATAACGACATCCAGTTTACTGGCTCGTGGAATGGCCCAGTTACCGGGGAGCCTATGACTACCACTCCTAGGAGGCAGATATGACCTACGATGAGGTTGAGCAGCAGAAGGAAGTCATGCACGCTACCATCAACCGGGCTGTGCTGGCCAAGGTTATCACTGGCCTGCAGGCTCTCAGGCTCAGACAGCAGGTCGAGGATAAGGTCAGGTTTCATGGGGCTGAGCACAAGCCTGACTATAGGTTCAGCTTTCAGTTTCCCTCAGCCCAATCGAAGTCTAGGAGGTCGAAATGACACTGTTACAAGATGCTTTGAAGGACGCCAGGACGAGGAAGATGACTGGCCTTAACCCAGAGATCATTGAGTTGGCTCTGGCTTGGCTTCGTGGAGAGGTTGGGCATTCCCAGGCTAGAAAGTCCTTGAAGTTGAGCAATTCTTGTTCGACATATATCATGTTGGCGCGGTCACTTCGTGAGGCCTATAACCAAGGTAAGATTACCATATACACCACAGAGCCCAAGGGGAGGTCGAAATGACTTGTGAGTTATGTAGTAGGCATGGCGTGACCGCCAAGGCTACCACTAGCTTCGCTGGTCATTCCCTCTGTAGCTCCTGTGCTGCTGTGTGGCGCGTTCTAGCTACTCCCAAGGAATTAGAGTTAGGTAAGGAGGAGGTGAAAGATGAGACAGTGGGTTGAAACACACAATCCGTATGGACCCACCGAGAAGCGGGGGTGGTTCCGTTGTCTGTGCTCTCCAGAGCGGCTGCAACTGAGTTTTGATGGGAGCTGTCAGTTCTGTGATACAGCAGACATCGGGCCGCTTGCTCCCCAGGAGTTGGCTGAGATGGCTGAGTTGAGAATGGAAGTGGGGCCCAAGCTCAGTCGATTCGACTGGCAGCCGCCGAAGCCTATCGAGCCCAGCCCGACCGACTACTGTGACTGTGGTCACATTCGCAAGCAGCATAGGGAAGCCACGTTCGTTACCCATAAGGACGGGGGCCCGGCTGTCAAGAGTGTGTCTCACTGGTGTGTTGTACATAGCTGTCAGTGTTCAGGGTTCCACAACACTGACCCTACCCTGAGTGACCTGGCAAGTGTCTCAAACGATGAGCTGGAAGCTGCCGGGCATGTCTATGACACAGCCGTTGAAGAGGCTCAGCAGAAGCTCCTGAAACGCCGGGCTGAGTATCACATAGGCTGTGAGTAACATTAACTGGACGCAAGTCCCCTAACCCGCTAGATTGTGAGGAGAATTTGTATGGCAAAGCCAAACCGTGACGAACATCCTCGTGAGGTAGTACGCAATCTCATTGAGAAAATGATTGAACAGATCAAGGTCAGCCTGTCTGAAGCTGGCATTGACGCCAATGTTCATGCTGAGGAACTCCATCTTCCGGATGGAATGGGTGGAATTGACCTCTCAGCCCTGCTTGGTGGTGACAAGGTCGAGAACAAGCGTGCTGTTGACGATATTGAGAACGAGATGAAGCAGAAGGCTGCCATCCTGATGGCCGATGCTGACCTGAAGGACGTACTGCGGAGCGAGTTCTTTGAAGCTCATGGCCTGCTCCATGACACTATGGAGCACCTTCAGATGTGCTTCTACCTGGCTGCTCAACTGGTGCCTGACACTCGGCCCAATGCTGAACGGGCGGACGCCGATCCTGAGAACGTTCAGGCCTTCCGTCGGACACTGGGCAGGGTGGGGTTGGCTCACTTGGAGCTGATGGACCAGGTCTGTCGGGTCAATGGTGCTCTCAAGCGTGGGGCTGAGGTGCCAGGCGTTCCGCATGACGCTGAAGCTGACCCCCAGGTGGATGACTTTGGGGAGTTTATGAAGCAACTGGAAGGGAAGCCAGTCAACTAACCATGACTGGTGAGCGGCTGGTGTGCCGCTCCCGCCCCCTCCACTGCAAACAGTGGCGTCACGGTACCTAGCCAATAGCACCGGACGGTGCGGTTAGGTAGGGGGCGAGAGAGCTACACCAAGCTGGTTATAGACCAGAATAGGAGCCTGTTGTGAAACTAGCATTACTCAAGGAACATGCCGAGTCAGCCCTTGTCCATACTAGGGAGTTTGTGGAGAAGGGTGAGGAGGTCATGCCTAGTGCCTTCATCTACCACAGTGACGAGGACAAGCCTCCCTATGAGCTGACTATAGTTGGACTGGCATGGCAGAACGACAAGGAGAAGCTGGCCATGATGAAGGGCATCGTCCAGTTGAGCTATGCGAGCCTTGGCACGTTCATTATCTTGGATGTCTGGACGCTCTGGAACCCTAACCCAGAGGATGTTGAGTTATGTGCACAGGAAGGTGTTAAGTCTCATCCCGATCGGACTGAGGCACTTGTCGTGCAGGTTATTATGATGGGTCAGACGGTCAGTCTTGGCAGTCAGCCCTATGAGCGTCAGCCCGATGGGTCTGTGAAGTGGGGAACGCTGAGCTGGCATGAACCCAACGAGGACAACAAGATTCAGGCTAGGTGGGAAGCCCCTGAAGGTCCGTCAATTTAACCCTAATGGTATTCTAAACCTAGGAGGTAGGTCATGAAAATGAAAGCTGTACTCACGGCGTTGGTGCTGTTGGCAGCAACGGTGGCAACGTCATTGACATTCAACGTGGTGGTGCTCCCCGCAAAGAGCATCATCCACCTTAGCCATCCCAGAGAAGTGACCTTGTCTGGGTTCTGCAACAGTAGCCCATGTAACTTCCAGTGGTTCGTTGTACTGTCGAACTCTGGAGTTGGTGGGTTGGTGGGCAATGCAGGACCACAGGTCGTGTTTGTACCGGGTACGGTGGAAGGTAGGGCGTATGTGTTCGCCAAGGAGATTTTCTCTGGGACGACGGTGCAGGCGATTGTGGATGTTGTACCGTAAGTTGGGGCGCTATGGGACGTTAGTCCCAGCCCCGCCACTCCTTGACTGGGGTGGTAGCTCCTTAGGACAAGACCAGTGACCAACGATCGAGTGGTATACGGAGCAACACCAAGAAGGGATAACATCGAACGTAAGCCGTTTGACCTGACTGCCATACGCCGGACTGAGGTGGACACACATGAAGGCTACGGCAGAAGGGGAGGCTTACAATTCCTGTAACCCGTAAGTGCGCTCACAACCCACCATACTCAAGTGTCGAGTGTCGAACTCTCTGAGGAGCTACCATCTCAGTCTAGGCTGAGACCGTTGAAAGGAGCTGATCAATGTCGATAACGTTGAAGATCAAACGAACTGAGGCTATCCGGGCCTTGGGGGAGGCCATCAGGCGCAAGACGGTTGAGCATGAGGATCGCCACAGTCCAAAAGAGCTGAGCTAAGGGAGGAACCGTTGGGACACCTATTGGTGCTCCTGGTCGTTTTCCTCTGCTATGGGGTTGTTAAGTTGTTGGAGTGGTTAGAAGCCCTAAGCGAGAAACGCTGACCACTTCTGTGTTGAATCGCTAGCCAGCGATAACTGGCTACCTACCCTGAAACAATGTTCTGGGCTGCAAGCCCAATTGTGAGAGGAAACATAAATGGGTGAAACACTCGATGAGCGGAGTAAGCGAACCAAGGTGCAGATTGCCGAGGTCGAAAAGATCGGGGAGAAGATCATTCTCCCTGTCAAGATGTCAACCGATGAAGCCATCAATCAACTCATGCGCCTGAAGAAGCGTGAGGAAGAGGTCGTCACCGTCAGTCAGGTGTTCGATGCCTTCCCGTGGGACGGTGCGTATGCCCTGACCCTGGCCCTGAAGAAGCTGTTCGGGTGGTACTCGCTGGAGAAGACCCCAACGTTCTTTGGACCGAAGCCTCCTGAGATGCGCACCATCGACATCTCAGCCACTGAGACTGTCCAGATTCCATGGGGGCGTTTCAGCATCCCCTGTATTCCGGGGGATGAAGGCTTCCTCCAGACTGGAGCCACCACCAAGAACAATCGGCTGGTGTTCTCACTTGGGGGATCGGTCAGGCGCAAGTACGAGGAGGTGTTCCTGTCCATCTGCACCGAAATCAAGGCGCAGTTAGCCATCAACTCCATCTACAAGGGGAAGGCCTTCAAGCTGCGCTTCCTGGACGACAAGGGAACGCCGTTGGAGATGCCCGAGCCCCAGTTCATGCGCCTCAACCCGGATACCATCACCAACCTGGTGCTGCCACGCAAGGTGCATACTCAGGTCAAGACCAACCTGTTCACACCGTTGGAGCAGTATGCCAAGTTGAAGGCAGTGCCTCTGCCCTTCAAGCGTGGCGTGCTCCTGGCAGGCCCGTTCGGCACAGGTAAGACGATGATCTGCTCGGCCTCTGCCATTAAGGCGGTCGAGTCCAATATCACGTTTATTCTGTGCCTGCGGGCTGAGGAGTTCAACTCGGCCATCGAGTTCGCTGCTCAGTATGCGCCTGCGCTGGTGTTCTGCGAGGACATCGACCGCGTCACCTCCGGCGATCGGACGGTGAAGATGGACGACATCCTCAACACCATCGATGGCATCGAGTCGAAGCGCCGTGAGGTCATGGTGGTGCTGACAACGAACAACGTGGAAGTCATTCATCGGGCTATGCTCCGTCCTGGACGCCTGGACTCAGTGATCGAGGTTACGCCTCCTGATGCTGAGGCGGTCGAGCGGCTCATCCACGTCTACGCCAAGGGCCAGATCAACCCGGACGCCGACCTCAAGGAAGTTGGGGTAGTGCTGGCTGGTCAGGTTCCTGCCGTCATTCAGGAGTGCGTGCATCGTGCCAAGCTGTATGCGTTGTTGCTTGATCCTGAAAGTGACCCCAAGAAGCTCGAGGTTACTGCCGATGCCCTGTTGGGAGCGGCTGAAGGAATGGCGATGCAACTTGGCTTGTTGAACGGTAAGCAGTCGACTGAGGTGCCTCCTGAAGTCATGGCCATGAACGTGTTGGGCTTCCACCTGACGCAGGCTGTGAAGCACATCGGTAAGGGCATTGAACACAATGCTCCTGACTACTCCAGGGAACAGCACGTCAGTGCATCTCGGACGGTCAAGGAACTTACTTCACATGCGACGACTAGGGACGGAGTCCCTGTCGCACAAGCTGTAGGCGAGGACGTTTAGGCTCCTTCACGTCTGAGCTGGCAGGCTGGGGCTGGGTCAATGGCTTGGCCCCAGCAATTTTTATACTTGGCATAATGGTTAAGTTATAGAAGGAGATTCTGGCAGGCATCCCCAAACCCTCCCACCCAGTGGTAGGGGTGGGTCGAGGGGAACAGTGAGTCACCTCCCGCTGGTCTGTCAGTCCGTTGTTCCCCCATCGGGGTAGGGTAGGCCTGGTGGGGGGACGGTGGTGAGCACAACACACTAACATTTAACCCTGAGAAGGAGCCTGAAGATGAGAATAGGTAACGTTGAACCTGAACAACTACGCAAGCTACTCAAAATGTGGGGGGTAGGTGGGTTTCTCACTCCCGAGGAGTTCCAGAGGGCACGGGAAGATGTAAACAAGTTGATGGACATGCTTCCCTATGGTGGGCCTGATGCTGAACTTTCAGAGCTGTGGTCACAGTTGTCCAGTTGGTTGCTCAAGGCCTTCTGTGAGGCTATGAATGTGGAGACACCTACTGATGAGAAGGCCACGCAGGGAGCACTTATCTCCATAACGAACACATTCGTGATTGGACTTGTGTTCGGGTGGACACTGCGGGAGGAAGCTGGCCAGCCACTCCATGACATCGTTGAGGCCATCGTTGAGCGGTTCAGAGATGGGGAGGACATTTCCACTGACATCCTGACTCTGAGTGCGGCTGTTTCAGCTGAGAAGGAACCCGCTGACGTTAGTAACTGACTTATGGTCGGCTTGCAGGATGTCGCTTGTGCTAGTGGGCGCGGAACTATAGTGACCCGGCTTGCGGTATAGGCACGAGAGGGCTCCCCCTGAACGTGGAAACACGGAGCCGACCCCCAAATTTACCCCACCCAAGGGTGGGCACTTGAAAAGGAGCAGAACATGGACTATACACTGAAGGTAGCTGAACAGACGATCGAGAAGATCATGCACGACGTTGAGGCTGGCAAGCTGACGATCGAGCGGGCTATTCGGAAGGCTGTGACCGACACCCTCACCCATTGGGCTGAGCACGATCAGAGGTCTAGTAGCTGCTGTGGTTGCCACCTCACAGTCGAATCTGCTGAGGACTTGCCAGAGATCGCCCACGCTCTCAACCACCGGACGTCGG